GTGTTCAAGATCGCACTGCTAAAGTCTGCAGCAGCAGACTTTAGCAGTGCGATCTTGAACACATCTGCGCCGTTGGTAAAATCGTGAAGACCCTTGAGCAGCTCAACTTTAAAGCTGGTGGGCATTGCGGTAGTGACGGTAATAGCCATGTTAACTCTCCAGTAATTTCACAAGTTCCGGATGCCCCGCGGCGCGGAATTTATTTGCCAGCGTAGTGTGGTTAGACCTAACAGCTTGACGCATATAATGCACCAGCACCCCACGAATTTGATCTTTAAACGCCTCCGCTTGGTCTCTTATAACCGGGTGGCAGTTACCCCCTACGGAAACAATCTTGTTCAGCGCCTGCTCGGCCAGCTCTTCGGGCGTGAACCCTCTACCAGATACCAACAGCGCCTTTGCTTCCCCAATAACGGCTCCGCCTACTGTGCTTATCATCCTGCGACCTTCCTTTTAATCTGACCATCTCGGTACGCGTCTCCACGCAGTTTACCGTCACCCACTTGAATAAGCAAAGTGAGCGCCTGTACGTACAACTTCTCGTACAACGCCACCATGTCAGCTTCGCCTTTCTGGAAACGTATGGCTTCAACCAGTGCACCATTAAGCAGTGCTGAGTCAAACTCCTCGCCAAGCCAAGTAGTACCCGCCGTTACAATAGACTCTGGGTAGTACGAGAAGTGAATCTCGGAGTTGTAGTTTGCGTTGGGGGTCGGGCCAAGGATGAACGTATTCTGGTCAAACACAGCGTAGTGCTTGGGCTGTCCGGTGTCAGTTGGCCCGGGGTACGCCTCGCGTATGAAGTTCACGTCTTTGTTGAGCAAGTAGTAGTAGTCGCCGTCAGCGTCAATTACAGCCAAAGAATAGACGTACAACATGCCGGTAGGCATCGTCAGGTACTTGTTATTAAGGGTCAGCGAACCTGTTTGGTTCTTACGAAACGCGGGCAGGTCCACCGTCGTGTAGATTTTCTGCTCGGCTTGTTGCGTAAACATAGCAAGCTGACCCGCTGTAAACGTCTGCTCGCATATATCTTCTATGTTTGTCGTCAGTTCGCTGTAATTCACAGGCTACCCCCTACGCCATCGGCCCACGGGCCATTGTGCCCTTGGTGGCTGCGCCATTACCGCGGGTCTTAACACCGCTAGTTTTTACGTCAACCGACTGGTTAACGGTATCCACTTTGTACACTGTGGGTGTCGTCGGCATCACTACAACTTTCGGCCCCTTATTGCTATTTTTCATGGTCATCTCCTAAGATATAACTATTCTTACGTAGCCTATAGTGCCCCCGGCATGTACGCCGCCGCTTGGCTGAATGCGGGCCCGCTCTTGTGGAAATTCATTACCGTCTGGTCTTGGGTTACGCAGCGCCTGCGGGTCGTCCACGGGGAACTCACCAAGGTGTAGCTGCGGTTGATCCGGGTTCCAGCACTCTGGGCACGCTTTGATATTCGTGTCCTTGCCCTTAATTATAAGGTGTTTTAGCTCCCGCAGCTTGTACGGGAACCCGCACACATCACAAATAGCGAGGGCTTTCTGCCCAGAAGCAAACCGGTTACTCATGGTCTACCTCGTGTAAAACATTCGTGGCACGAACCTAACAGGGGCCTTTTCTCGATCTTCGCCCGCAGCTAACTCAAACTGTCGTTCGTACTCCGCCTGCAGCATGGGTATGCGCGGCATCAGCGCTGGGTCTTTCTGTGCAATGTAGTAGCCAAGACCGGCCACCAGACATGGCAGGAAGCGGAAGTTAACGTCCGGGGTCTGCACCCCACTACCCGCATCTTGTATTCTCCGCATACGCCAGTACTTCATTATATAGTACGGTTGCCCCTGTGTGCCTTGATCCGGCACCGGCCATACAGTTACCGTCGGATTTACTTGTCCTCGGTCGATGTATAGTTGAATCGGTCTTCCTTGAGCCAGCTTGTTAGGTATGCTTGAGTAGGTAGAGACGCTTATTCTGGAGATGTTCAGGTCAGACTGAGTAGTAGCATTACCTGCTCCTGTGCGAACGACGTGCTCCAGCAAGTCAATGGTATCCGCTGGAAGGTTATAAGTAGCCGTCCCTTGCACGAGGGTAAGTGTGCCTTCCTCAATCGTCCACATGTTGATACCGCGGTTCTGCCACTCTATCGTCAGCAGATTCATCGAACGGCGTGCAGTTCTAAGGTCGTAGCCAGAACGCATTTCCCGCCCAGCCCGCTCCCACGCTTCTTCCGCAATCTCGGTGAAGTCTAGGTTGAACGCGGTAGTGCCGGATGTTGCCATTACTTTTTCCTCTTGAGGGGGTCAACCCTTTTGGGGGCCCCGGCAGGCTGACCTAAACGTTTCTTCTGGGCTATACGCGAGCTTTTTTCCGCAGAGGTCATTTCACTTGAGGTCTTTGGAGTTTTTTCGGAGACCCGCTTGCTCGGTCTACAGTAAGGCGTGCCGCGTTTTTCACCCGCCTGCCTGCCGCAATCCTTCCCCGTACGAACGTCTTTCCAGTCTTCCTTGAACCAGCGTTTCAGCGACGCACCTTTCTCAGTTTTGCGAACGGCCATCACCCACCCCGCTTACGGCACTTGGCAATGGCACCAGAAGCGTACGCCGATGGAAAAACTTTGTACTGCGCTTTGACCTTATTGTAGCAGGCGTCCTTAACGGTGCCGCCTTTTTTGAAGGCAGGCCCGGGCAACTTATTGGCGGCCGTGGCCCCCATCCCGCGACAAGGCATCATAGTCAGACCATCTTGCCTTTGGTGTGGCCCTTAACAGCTATACCGTCAGCGCGAGTCACCCCGCCGCCCATCATTTTCTTGGTACCGCAGGAACCGCCCATTGCCATTTTCTTTGTCGGGCCAGAGCCTTCCATGTCCATACGCTTACGTGGGGACACCATCTTCATATCCATCATTTCTTTGCTCCTTTGCGCTTATCAGCGCCGCTAAATTCTTTGCCTACTGACTGGGGAACGCCCACTTGTTTGGCAAATTTAGGGTTGTTTGCTACGGCCATCATGAACTTACGCTGGCGTTTAGAAACGGCTGGCATAACTACCTCAACAATTCCAAGCCCGAAGGCTCTTATTTATCCGGCTGTTCGGGTCATTGGCCGTCTTGGCGCTCGTGTTCTTGGCCTTCATCCCCGACATTCTGGCGCAAAACGACTTGCGTCTAGCCGCGTCTTTGTCGGTTTTGGGTTTCGGAGCTGGCGGCTTCAGGTTCATACCCTGAGCTTTTGCCGAAGCTCTACCCTTGGCGTTTAGCCCGCCCTTCGGGTCTTTGCCTTCTTTACGAGTCCAAGCAGGTGATTTAGCCACAGAACACCGTCACATTAGTAACTTCAGTTAAGGTCATAACCGCAAAATCAGATACGCCGCTGCGAGTTGTTAATATGCCATCGCCCGGAATAGTGACGCTGTCTGAAAACGCCCCAGAGCCAGCAGGTGTGTCCAGCTGAAGCAGCAAAGCCCCACTGGAGCCATTCAAATTAAACTTAACAGACCCCGCATTTGCTGCACCGACAAAGTAAAAGCTCTTGAGCCGCGTGCGCGGAAACGCCAGCGAACCAACAGAGCCAATCTTCACGTTACCGGCAGACGCACCGCTTGCCCTAATGCTCTTGATCTCGGTGTAGAAGTTAGTTGACGTAGCAACAGCAGCGTTTGCGCCGGTAACCACTTCGGTAGTGCTGTCACCTCTAAGGTCACCAACTTTTATACCAACGATAGTGAAGGTAATACCCGAGTCGTTACCCGCCGAAGTGATAGCGATCTTGTACCCAGTACCATAAGGAGACACGTTGCCGGTTATCAGCGTCAACACACCTGCGGCCGCTATGGAAGCATTAACACGCAGGGAGTCATCGTCCGGGGCGGGTGTTATAGCCCAAATATCAAAAGCCATAAATTACTCCTTGATGAGACCCTGTAAGATCATCGCTTTTCGCGCAGCTGAGCCCACGGCAGGCAGCTCAACAGGCGTAGGTGCTTGTTCCTTGGTGGTCTTTTTGGCTGGTTTTTTAGCCTTTTCGAC